TTGTTTATGCAGATTACTGCCCATGTCAGACCGGACCAAACCGGACCTTGCCCAGCCATACCTAACCTAACCGTGCCTTGCCGAGCGATGCTTCACAGCACCGGAAAACACACTCGTTGGAATGTGCAGACCGCTATTGTGTAGCCCTTGCCGTACCTGACCCGACCAAACCATGCCGTACCTGACCTCACCATGCCCTGCCAGACCACGCCAAACGATGCTTCTCTCTGAGGTTTATCACTCACCTCTGTAAAAAACGTGGTTGTCGATCCTTACAGTTCTTTGCAGCTCTGCCGCCCACCAAGGAGTTACGCGGGTTGCGTGGTAATGTGTCGCGCCTAGTGATGGGTCTTGCATAAAACCTGCGGCTGTTAACATCGTTACAGCTAGGGCTTTTGTGTAAGCCCAGTCGTCGTATACGTCCTCTCTTTTTCCATCGCACATATACGAAAACTGGCATTGATGGCGTCTACTCTCATCTTGATGCACAACCTCGCAGGCTGAATCTGGGTAGCGCCAACTGTTTACACGGTTGTGTACTACCCAAGCTACAGCGGCTTGGCCTTCCAGCGGCTCGCCGCGAGCCTCGAAATAGATCGCTGTTGCTATACAGAACAGGGCTTCAATCATTTACTTACTCCCATCGTTCTTGTTCTTCAACGCCGCTTCGATATCCACCGCTACTGCGTAGACGCCCTCATACAGCCGCTGGTCTGTGATGGTGATATTGGATTTGATGATGTCCTCAATTTCCTTCAGCGTCAGTCCGATAAATTGTCCATGCCGCGTAGCGGCATCATACTCGCGCAGCATCGTGACGTAGGCGCACAGGTCTTCGCGCCGAAACACCACAACCTCCTCGCGGTTTTCGCGTTGCTCGTACTGGCCAAAGCACTTTGCTTCAAACCATTCTCTATCGGTAAACATCAGCGTTGCTCCTTGTGGTCTTTCAGACTCCCGCGCATCTTCAGCATATTGCGCCATCAGTTCCGCGTGTATATGTCCGCTCATTCCTCAGCCCTCAGCATGATTTCGGTTTGCATATGGGCATAGCCATGCAACAACCCGACGATCAAACCCTGAGGAACTCCACGGCTTGCTGCAAGATTTATTGCGTTGACACAAACTTTGTCCATCTCGCGCAGTGCAGCTATTGTTTCAAAAGGCATTGCCCCAGATAGAAGTTCTTTAGTATTTTGATTGTCGCTCATTGCTTTCCTCACTTTTCTGCCTCCCAGAACTTTCAAGCGCAGCTGCCTGCGCGGCGCTAATTTCTAGCATTGCTGCGGACACTATGAGGTCTACAAGGTCTGTTGCAGCACTATTTTCCTCCGGTGGATTCTTGAGGAGCACGGTGTTCAGTATGAATACGGCCCTCTTTTTTTGTTGCTCTGCTATAACAAGTATTTCTTCTGTTTTCATTTCCCTTCCTCCTTCTTGTACACCATCATCTCCGTAAACTTCTCAGCCCCTAGTGTGTCCATAATCCACTCGCGCATCTGGTCACGCTGGGCCTTGATGCACTCGGGTCGGTGGCAGTAGTAGCTGCATGTGTGGATGTCAGTCATTTCCCTTCCTCCTCTGTCAGGAATTTAGCGCGGATTGCGTTAGCACACTGACTTTGTATGTCCCATTCACCCCCATCATCTTCAACATCCTCACACAACTCCGCACATTTCCGCGCCACACCCTGCACCACTTCTGCGAGCATGGTGGCGAGTTTTTCGTCTGTAAACGTGACGATATTATTTTCGACTGTTAATGCGTAGGCATTCACAAACTGGAACATGCTTTTTCTAATTGTCATTTCGTTGTTCCTCCTTTGCTGCGTCGATCAGCGCGTCCCAGACGCAGATCAACTGTCCGAGCGCCCTGTGCTTGTCCTCGTCGTCCTCGCGCATCAGCTGGGGCAACGCCGCCGCGATCATCTTTTGAGTGAGCCGCACAGGCATAATGCAGTGCGTTTCAGGGATTGCGCGGGCGTTCCATTCTTTAGCAGCCTGCATAGCTTTCCAGATCTCTGTCACGCACTGCGCGTCTGAGACATAAGGCATCGTGCGGTTTGCTGCCTCGATGCCTGCCAGGATCATTTCTTCTGTTGGTTCGCTCATCGCTCTGCCCCATCCGCTTAATGCGGTCATATCAATTTAAACTCCTGCTGTGTTGTTGTGTCTTTTTTCCAAGACGATAAGCCATTGAACGATTCAATTCTTGACCTCATAACGGCAGCTCTGGCCTCCTTGTTCATGGGCATATAAGTTCCACGCCAAGCAGAGTCAATGCCAATGTTTTGACCGATGTTTGTTGAGTCTGCTGATGCAAATGGATACTTAGTAAAAATGTCAGGGTTAAGCATCCTAAGCCCATGTATTTTGCAAACAGGCAAACCCCTACTATCACAAACAGCTTCCATTACTTCATCCATCCTCGCAAACCATTTTGCGTCACCAACAAAGGCATAATCTCCTGAGCTGCCAATGCAAATTCTGTGAAAGTTGTTTGCCAAGTCTTTTAACCTGCGTATAGATTCGTGCATATGCCAGACAGGTGCGCCATATCCATCAAAAGGCCAATCTCTAACCAGCCTGTCGTTGTCGCCTTCAGACCCGTCAATAACATCTGGAATAACGGCAAAATCAAAATTCGGCACATTCTTAATTGATTCCACCCATTCATAAAAGTGACCCCAATCCAGTATTGGCGAACCGCTTTTCCATGCTGAGAAAGCCCCATTATCAACCGCGAAGGACTGGCAGACCTCTATTGCCAGTCCAAGTTGATCCTTGTGCCTAAATGACACAAAAGCATGACCTCCCGCCACTGCTTGAACCGCTGCTGTTGCTGGTGTAATCGGAAGTCCGTGGTAATGAATCATCTCCACTCCCCCTGATAAAATCCTGCTTTCGGAAGGTATCTGTGTTTCCTTCCAAGCATTTTCTCCACCCTCCTAATTTCATTTGTCAGTGCTCTTGTCTCCCTGCCCAAATAGGACATTACTACCCCTTTTGGTAGACCCCATCTGTTGCATAATTGGAGTTGCTGAATCCAGGTTCTTCGGTACTGAATCAGGTATTTAAGTTTATTCATGTAATTCCCCTTTTTTAGACAATGCATTTTATTGCTTTATTTTATGCAACATTATTTAGAAAGGAATGTCATCGTCAAAGTCGTTAATCGGCGTCTTGCTTTGATGGGCTTGAGCAGGCTTCGGCTCTCCCTGCTTTGAGTCTAAAAGCTGCATCTCTGACGCAACTATCTCGGTTGAGTACTGCTTAACGCCGTCTTTGTCCCATGATCTAGTTTTTAGCTTGCCTGAGATGTAAATCTTGCTTCCTTTAACGCAGAAGGCCGTCACTATGTCAGCCAGCTTTCCGAATACGACGATCCGCACCCACTCTGTCTGCTCGACTCGATTACCGGACTTGTCTTTGTAATCATCTCCTACAGCTAGGGTGAGGTTTACTACTGCTGTTCCGTTGGGCATCATTCTTGTTTCTGGGTCTTTGCCAAGTCTCCCGATAAACTGGCACAGGTTAAGGTCTTTGCTCATACAATCCTCTCAAATATAACTTTAGGTAATGTTGGTTTCTTCTGCCTTTTCGGCTCTTTATCTTCTTGCACACAAGCCCAGAAATCCGACAAGAGACTGAAGCATTCCTGCCAGTAGTCTTGATTCTTTTCTACCTCAAACACCTCAATCTTTTCTGGCGTCCAGCACACAAAGTGAGCCTTTTTTAACCCAGATATTTCCATCTGCCCCTGTACTTGGGGCATATAGTGATCGGGAATCGTTCCATACACCTCCATGTTTGAGGGACACTTTGCTTCCAAAATCAGCGAATCTTGTCCCTTGTAAATGATTCCATCTGGTGTACAGCCCAGCCAGTCATGCTCATCATGGATCAAGAACTGCTGTCTTTTGCCTGAGTACATAACCATGTCGCCTGTAGCGACTTCATACGCGGTGATGGCGTCCTTTTCGTGATCTGATCCCCACTGGGTATTTGCATTGCCCTGGAATCGCTCCTCGCGGCCTGTGAGCTGCCTCCAGAGCTTTTGTCTTGAGTCATAGCCTATCCCTATGGCTGAGGCAAAGAGGCTCGCAGTGAGCCTCCCATTGCGTTCTGGTGAGAGCGTCATTCAAGACGCTCCTTCACCTCGGCAAAGATTTCAGCGTGTGCTTCTCTTTGTTCCGCACTAAGACCTTTCCAAATGTCTCTCAGATCGTCGATAGATTGGGAGGAATGAATCTTGAATGTTATTCCCGCATCAGTTGGCAGGACTTTCTTTTCTGGCTCTACGAAAAGAGGCAAGTCCTCTCCTGCGTAGATGTAAAGCCCAAGGCCAAACAAGGCCATGCACTTTACCAAGCAGCGCATCATCGCAGTGTTGATTGCGAAGGCGTCAGGGTTAACTATGGCCTTGTTCTTGTAGTCCATTACAGGGAGCCACATTCTTCGCGAGGCTTCTCCGATTGTAATTGTGCAAAAGACGGTCATTGTGCCGTCTGGTTGTGATTGCGGCGGCTCAAACTCAAATGTGGCCTCTGGGTAGTGTTCCATAAGAACTCCCCATGCCCAAGCCCATGACAAGTAAGAAAGTCCGTTTTTCTTTTCTATATGCTTTGAGCAGTCAATCGCGCTCAGTGTTTTCCAAATCTCTTTCATGCTGGTCTCCTCATTTTTGATAGATCGTATTCCCGCACCCATGCGCGGTATTTTTGTAGAACGTGTCCTCTGCTGTAGCCGAAGAAAACAAGTCCTTCGGTTTCCAGCAAAAACCATTTGTCGTTAATCTCCCTGATAGTCATATTTCATCTTCCTGATATGGGTTTCTACCTGAGCATATACCTCCTCAATGGCTTCCTGACTAAGCCAGTGGCTTACATCCTCGCCATGAGGGTCTTTCGGCGCATAGATGCGCTCGATGTCAAAGCCTCCATCGAGGCCGACGGACGGCTCTGGGCCGTAAGTCTGGAAGTCTACTTCCAGCTCTATATTCCCGAGATATGCTTTCATAGGATCACCAATGCGCCAATCAGCGCAGACAAGGCCAAGGTTGCGATCATTGCCAATACTTCTTTCTGTTTGTGTGACATTTATATTTCCTTTGTGTTTTGGTGAGGCCATTACAACAAACTTTTTGCACTGTGTAAACACTTTTTGTTGTACATTTGCTAAAAAAGAGTATTATGGCGTCATCTAATCTCAGGAGGCAGTATGGATATTGAAGTGGTTAACAGGGTTATTGAGCATTACGGCGGGGTGAAAAAGACCCAGCAGAAGTTTGGGTACAGCACCAGGATGAGCGTCTACATATGGAGGAAAAGAGGGATTCCGGCCAGTAAGATAGGCCAGATTCATCTGGATACCAAAATACCCATGAAGGTCTTAATGACAGCCGTCAGGAAGGTTCCTGGCGTTTTTGAAGCGATGGGGCTTGATACCCCTAAGTTTCCAAGCCTATAATGAGTCCGCAGACCGCAGAAAGACAAAAGCCCCGTTCGGCTAAAAACGAGGCTTTTGAGGTGGTAGGCAAGGTTGGAGAAAGCAACCCTGTTGGACGGCATATTACTGTATATGCTGGAGTTGGACAACACTGTTTTCTATCCCTTTGCAGTTCTTTAGCCCGCTACGGGTCACCAACGGTTGCGTTAAACGTCGAAAATCAGAATCCGGTCTCACCTATTGACCCACTGTCACGAATGGAGCATGTGTAAGTATCCGCATCCTTGGTTTCTGTACTAACCTGCATGTGGAGAATAGGGGAAGCTTTGCCTGAAATTTAAGGAGTCTTTATGCAGAGTATTGAAAACTGCCTGATTCAACTGAACTCAATACGCGGCTCGAATACATATTACGGGGAGAAGGCTGGGAAGCTGATTGACTGGTACAACGAAACTGGCGGCCTTTCTAAGAAGCAGGTGGAGTTTGCTTCACATTTGATTCGTCGAGCTAAGAACGAGAAAAGTCGAGGGAAAGAAAAGGAGCATTACCTGTATGCCATATCGGATGGTAAGAATGTCAAGATCGGGTTTAGTGTGAACCCAAAGTATAGGAGATCGGCATTACAAACAGCCTCTCCCGTCAGATTGGAAATAATCTGGACTCTGGCTGTTGGCTATTCAAGGATGATTGCGGAGAAGCAGGAAAGGAAGCTGCATAGGTACTGCCGAAAGTTTAGAAAGCAGGGCGAGTGGTTTGGAATTGGATGTATGCACTTGGTAGAGCAGTTTCATGTTAAGCAAAAAGCAATCGAGCGCAGAGAGCAGGAATCATTTGAGAATCACCTAGTAATTGAGGCGATGCAGAGGTTGTGACAACTATTATCTGGAGAAACTGGAATGGCCGAAGATGATACGCAAGACGATTATGGAGTTATAACTATCGGATGGGATGAAATTCGGGTGTATTTGAACACAAAAGGGGACATCTGTATCAGTCAGCACAATCCCATAGAAGGGCAGGAGAATCTTGTCCTGATACCTCAGTTGTATTGTGATGTTTTTCTTAGAGAGGTTAAGAGGGCAGTGGAAAATGATCGATATTAGCCAAGCCCATCTGTACGGAGTATCAGACGAAGCTGCTCTGGAGTTTATAGAGTGGCGCAAGTCGATTAAAAAGCCTCTGACCCAAAGAGCATTTGAAAGGGCGCTAAGAGAGGCATTCAAATGTACCGGCCTAGGAGTTACAGCCGATAGAGCGATTGAAATCTGCATCGATAAGGGCTGGCAGGGAATCACATATGAGTATGTCAAAGCAGAGCTTGAAAGAAGGTCGGAAGCTGGGAAGGAGCTGGTACTCAAGAATCCTGAGACTATTGAGGATTTCGTTGGGAGGGTGACGGACAGAGGGTGGGCGCACTAATGGGGAAAAGAACAGCACCAGATCGAACAGGTTACTCTAAGCGAGTGATGAAGGAGGACGAGGACATTATCTTTGAGCTTTACGATGTCCACGGCCTTGGATGTACTGAGATCGCAGATAAGTTTGAGGTGTGTCCTGATTACCTTTGGGCATGGCTTAGAGGGCGCGAGATGCAAATATCAAAAGCTATTGCCAATTCGGCAAAGTAAATGAAACTAAATGGGAGCATTGAAAATGAAAGCAGCAAAGATGAATAGTCCAAGACTTCAGCGAACACTGACATTGCTTAACAATGGCGGCGAGTACAGCACATTAGATATAGTCATGGGCGCGAATGTCATGGCCGTGAGTGCTGTAATCAGCGAGCTAAGACAGCATGGAGTAGAAATTGAGTGCAACCGACGGGGGAATGTCTGGTACTACAAAAAGGCCCAGACACTATGCAATGGAGTACCTGAAGGCCGAGAACAGGCAATTAGTCATTGACTCATTCCCCGAGGAATGGAAGGACTTAATACGGGCGCACCTACAGATACTGAGAGATAAAAATGGAGCCAAAAAGAACAGTCAAAAGCGAAAGTGATCTACAGGGGGCAATCCAGTGGGTCTACGATCTGTCCTCAAGGGCATTAAAAGCTGGCCCGGTTGTGATTACGTTGGGCAGAGAGATAAGAACAGACGAGCAGAACGACAAGCAGTGGCCCATGCTCAGAGACATCTCTACGCAGGTTGAGTGGTTTGGTCAAAAGCACTCACCCGAGGACTGGAAAGATATTTTATCCGCTGCATGGAAAGGCCAGAAGCTGGTTCCAGGCGTCAATGGAGGTTTCGTGGCGTTGGGCGTGAGAACGTCCAAGATCAGCAAGGAGCAGTTTTCGGAGTACATTGAATCCATCTACGCCTTCGGAGCTGAAAGGTCTGTAGTGTGGTCTGACAAGGCTTTAGAGGCTTTTGAGAAGTACAGGGAGGCAAGATGAATCAAGATTGGGTAGAGCTGTATCACGCAATAAATCATATGGTTCTGGAGATAGGGGAAAATGGCGGCGTAACGTCAAAGGACGATGTATTTAATCGAGTGATGGACGCTCTTTATGAAATTGACGGCGGCGTTTATAACAAGAGGATGGGGCAGTGAACGTATTATCGCTGGCGGATCGCAAGTAGTGGCTAACTCAAGGCGAAAATGCGGGGCTTGCGGGATGTACTTCAGGCCGCAGCAGGCATTCCCAGGCGCTGTTGCTTGGTGTTCTCCAGATTGCGCTTTAGAGGTAGCTCGCAAGCGAGTTCCATCAATTCAAAAGCGCAAGGAGATAGCGGAGCGAAAGCAGGCCAAGGATCGGGTAAAGACGCGATCAGAATGGCTTAAGGAGGCGCAAGCGGCTGTTAATGCCTATGTTAGACAGCGTGACAGTGGCCGAGGGTGTGTTTCATGTGACAAACCTGACGATGGCAGCCACCAGCGCCATGCCTCGCATTACCGCAGCGTTAAAGCTTGTTCGGCGCTAAGATTTAACCCGCGCAACATCCACTCTAGCTGCGCTCAGTGCAATACGCACCTTTCTGGTAATTTGATTGAATACAGGCGGCGTCTTGTAGAGCGATTCGGGCAGGATGAGGTGGAATGGCTGGAAAGCCAGAACGGCATTGTTCGCTATACGATAGAGCAGCTAAAACAGATCAGAGATGAGTATAGGAAGAAAAGACGAGAACTTTGACTAATTTGAATAATTGCAAGCGTGGTGTATAATTCGAGGCAACAGATATTGCGAGTATCTGCCGCCTCTGATCATTAGCTTATAGGAGTAAGCCATGACTTCAGCAATATTATCACAGCCGCAGAAATGCAGAATAGATGATTGTTCTAAGCCCGTTAAATTCAAGGGCCAGTCTCTTTGCCAAATGCACTATTTCAGATTCAGGCGAACAGGTCGCTTTAGTATAAACGTGCTAGTCCCTGGCGAAAAGCGCACTATTCATAGCGCTGGGTATGTGATTATTAGAATGCCAGATCATCCTCTAGCCAAGAAAGGCGGAAGCTTATATGAGCATCGCAAAGTTATATATGATATTTACGGAGATAATTTGCCGCCATGTCAAATTTGTGGAGCTGATAGTAAATGGCACTCTAGAAAAACTCATATTGATCATATAGACCGCAATAAATCGAACAATTCCAAAGAAAATTTAAGGGTTTTGTGTAATGCGTGTAATTCAAGAAGGGATAGAAAGCCTGATTATGAATATAAACGCGTTACTGGAATCACTATTGGAGATCAGACAAAGACAGCTAGGGCTTGGGCAAAAGAACCCGGGGTGAGATTTTGCGGCGCATCAATTTTGCGTAGATACAAAAGAGGTTTAAGTGGGTGGGAATCGGTATATGGTGAAAAGCTAACTCATAATGGCGGGATAAAATGCGAATTGAAGGCATGACTCAAGAGCAAAGTGATATGTATCATCAAGGAAAGAAAGATCACGCTGAAGGGAAAAACAAGGATGCCTGTCCTACTACTATGAAAAAAAAGTGCTGGTGGCTGGCAGGCTGGATAGACGCAGACATTGAGGCTGGGAATAAGATATGGAAACAATAATTAACCTAATCCACCAGTGGGGAGTGGATAGACAAATCATAGGAAACGGAAAGCTGGAGACGCAGTGGCTGAAACTGATTTCCGAGTTTGGCGAGATGGCAGACAGTCTTGCTAAGGGTAGGTCTCCCATCGATGACATCGGCGACCAGGTTGTTGTCATGGTGATGATGGCCGGCATTACAGGGAAGATTCCAGAAATCAAGTCTGCTGCCGCGACTACAAAGCCGGACAGCCTGGACGTTATGACGCTGGCGGGGATGCTCTGTACCACCTACGCAAGTCTTAGGTATTACGGCAATCAGACTGGAGGAAGGTATTACGACGCATTTAACCAGCTTGGCGGCATAGCCTCAAAGAATGATCTGACCTTGTATCAGTGTGTAAGCCACTCATACAACCAGATCAAAGACCGAAAGGGCTATCTCAACGAAAAGGGCGTATTCGTCAAGGAGGAGTAATGGCTACTTGCAACGAAATCACCGGAGAGGAAATCAAGTCCAGAGTCCTTTCTAAGCAAGGAAAAGAAAACTGGGATAAGATATTCAACAAGAAATGTACTTACCCTGAATGTAAGTGTCCCGTAGACCTTCATTCGGGTGACAACTGTGTACTGGGACGGGGTAAAGTCTATGCCGCTTAAGAAGGGATATAGCAAGAAGTCAGTGTCCGCTAACATCAGAACCGAGATGGCAGCAGGCAAGCCGCAGAAGCAGGCCGTTGCGATAGCTCTGAGCGTAGCCGAGAAGGCCAAGAAGAAAGCGAGGAAGTCATAATGCCAGCAGGCAGACCGGCTAAGTTCAAAACGCCTGAAGATATGCAGCGGGCGATAGATGAATACTTCGCCATGTGTGACGAGGACAATCCTCCGTTAATTTCTGGCCTCGCCTATCATCTTGATATGGCTACAGAAAGCCTGAGACGATACGGGGAGAACGATCAATTTAGTGCGACAGTAAAAAAAGCAAAGCAAAGAGTCGAGATGGCTTTAGAGAAAAGACTAGCCCAAGCATCGCCAGTGGGGGCAATCTTCAGCTTGAAGAACAACTTCGGCTGGAAGGACAAGAGCGAGCAAGAAGTCTCCGGCCCAGACGGCGGCCCAATCAAAACAGAGTGGACTGTAAGGGTAGTCGATGCCGGAAATGCAGCTACCTAAAGTCCTTTTACCGCTGATTCAGAAGCCCAAACGCTTCAAGATCATCATCGGCGGCAGGGGGAGCGGTAAATCACAATCGGTCGGGGACATCTGCTTAATGGATGCCCAGACGCGAGGGATCAAGACCGCCTGCTTTCGAGAGTATCAGGTCACGATGGATGACTCGGTGCTCTCTCTCCTATCTTCAGAGATCGAAAGGCTTGGGCTACAAGGATTCAAGTCACTTTCAAACTCGATTCAGTACGATGGGCAGGATGCTTTTAAATTCCGGGGACTCGCTAGGAACCCTGAAGGCATCAAGTCCATGCATGGATTTAAGCGATTCTGGGTGGAGGAAGCCCAGACGATCAGCTTTGAGTCGCTAAAGGATTTGACTCCAACCCTCAGGACCGATGACTCTGAAATCTGGATGACAGGCAACCCAAGGCATTCAAGCGATGTTTTCTCTCAGCGATTTATCAAGCCATTCGAGAAGCAGCTCAGGCGTGACAGGTACTACGAAGATGACCTGCACCTCATCATCTGGGCTAACTATGATGACAACCCATTCTTCCCTGACGTACTAGAGCAGGAACGGGCTTACGACCAATCTAACCTGTCAACAGCTCTTTATCGGCATATCTGGTTAGGGGAATACTATGATGAGGTTGAAGATTCGATCATTCCGGTAGAGTGGTTTGACGCTGCTATTGACGCCCATGAGAAGCTGGGATTCAAGCCTGAAGGGGCGATTATCGCGTCGCATGATCCGTCTGACGAAGGCGGCGACAGTAAAGGGCTTGCGATCCGTAGAGGGTCGGTTGTTCTTGATGTCAAAGAGATGGTTACTGGCGACTCTAATGCGGGTATGGACTGGGCGCTTGAGGAGGCACGAAGGGCCGGTGCTGACTGGTTTGTGTGGGACTGCGATGGTATGGGCATAAGTCTCAAGAGGCAGGTGGATCAAGCCTTGTCAGGGACTAGAACTCAGTTCTGGATGTTTCGTGGATCAGAGACGCCAGATGATGCCGACAGCGTTTTTGCCGGAAGCGGAGAGCAGCATAAGACCAATAGGGATACGTTCTACAATAAGAGGGCGCAGTATTGGTGGAGGCTCAGGGAGAGGTTTGAAGCAACCTGGCGAGCAGTTGCTGGCGGCAAGTACACCAACCCAGATGATATGATTTCCCTATCATCAAGCATTGAAAAGATAGATCAGCTCAGGGCTGAAGTGTGCCGTATTCCACTAAAGCGCAACAATAATGGTAAGATACAGATCATGAGCAAGATCGAGATGGCTAAAAAGCCGTACCAATTGCCGTCTCCCAACATGGGTGACTCTCTTATGATGAGTATGTATTCACCCAAGGTCGCCGCTCAGGTGGCAACTATCAAATTCGCTGGATGGAGTGGACGCTAATGGCTGAATACGAAAACGGCTCCGAGATGGACTCCGAGGACGATGGCTATACAAGCAAAAAGGCTATTGAGGCGGGAGACGAAATCCTGGACATGGAGGATAAGTACGACTCCCATGACGCGATTATCAATCTGTTAAAAGCAGCTCAATGGGCCGACCACGACAACCGCGAGGCTGCTAGGGAGGCTCATCTTTTCGTCTCAAAACGGGACGGTCAGTGGGAACCTTACTGGTGGAACAATAACGCCAACAAGCCTCGGTACACTTTCGACATGGCCTCGCCCATCGTTGACCAGATTTCTGGAGAGATTGAGCAGGCTGACTTCGATATTAAGGTTTCCCCTGCTGGCGGTGACGCAACCAAAGAGACTGCCGAAACCTATGATGCAATTATCAGGAATCTGGAAACCATATCCAATGCCAGCACTATCTACTCTCAGTCAGCTAGAGGCGCAGTAACTTGCGGTTTTGATGCATGGCGCGTGGTACAAAAGTTTGCTGACGACAATTCTTTCGACCAAGACCTGCTTGTTGAGCCTATTGGTAATGCGATTGACCGAGTCTGGTTCGACCCTTCTGCTCAGTTGCAAGACAAGTCTGATGCTCGTTATTGCTTTGTGCTGCATCCGATTTCCACCGAGGAATATTACGCTCGCTGGCCTGAAGGCTCGGGGTCGAGTGTATCGGATGATCGTGAGGGTGATGCCTATTACGACAAGGCCGAAGTGGTTGTGATCGGGGAACTCCTTTATATCGAAGAGGAGATGCGCGAGCTGGTCTTGATGTCGAACGGCCAAGTTCATGAAGTCAATGATGACTTTGAGTCTATCAAAGACGAACTATTGCAGATTGGCGTTACCGAAGTCCGCAGGCGTGAGCGAAAGTACAAGAAGGTTTGTTCGCGTCTCTTTGATGCGTCTGACTGGCTTGAGGATGATCGGGATACGGCCTTCTGTTATCTGCCCGTCGTCCCTGTTTACGCCAACTTCAAGATTCTTGAGAACAAAACAATCTATTACGGCGCAGTTGAAAAACTCATGGATTCCCAGCGAGTTCTTAACTACTCACTGTCCCGTGAGATTGAGGAAGGCGCTCTGGCTCCGAGGGC